AAAATTCAAGCACGGTTGCCGCCATGACCGCGCCGAAAGAGCCGGGGCAAAGCGAGGTTTTGCCGCAGGGTTGGGACGTTTCGACAAACACGCCAGCACATCCTAACCGCGAAACGACTGCGTTTAAGGCATCCTATCAGCGCGACTATGCGACTGCGGTCAATTGCGAGTATGCGAATCTTTGCAACGATTGGTCAGGCGTCAATTACGGATCCGTGCGGGCTGGCACGCTATCGGAGCGCGACATGTGGCGCGTCATGCAGCAGCAGATGATCGGAAACAGCAAGACGCCGACGTATCTCGCATGGCTTCGGCGTTTTTTGTCTGTCGAAACTAGCGGCGGTTATCCGGCATCGAAGTTTGAAAAGTTTTCAGAGCATGAGTTTCGAGGGCGTAGGTGGCTGTGGGTTGACCCGCTTAAAGACATCAAGGGCGCGGAGATTGCCCGCGCTCACGGATGGAAAACTGATCAGCAGATCACCGCAGAATTCGACGGAGACTTCGAGGACAACCTAGAGGAAATCAGAAGGGCCGACGAATCGGTAAAGGGCACGAGCGTAGAGGTAAAAACAAATGCAAAACAAGAAACTGAAACAGCAACAGCCGGAAAATAAGCGCGATTTGAACGGGCTTTCTTTCCGCGAATCCGTTATTGAGGTTCGCGAGGAGGAAGGAAAAGCCCCCGTTGTGCGCATGAGCGTTTCCAGCGAGACGCCTGTGCTGACGTATGTCCGCATGGGCGATGACTACATTCGTGCGTATGAGATTTTGGATCACAACGAATCGAGCATTGACCGTTCGCGCTGTTCTGACGGACTTGTGATTCAGGACACTCATTTCGGCGACCAGATCGGGCTTATCAGGGCTCCGATCATTTCAGAAAAAAAGCTTGGAGGAATTGTTGAATTTTGCGCTGGCGAACGGGCTAAGGAAATCGGCTTGGACGCGGCAAACGGACTCCGGAAAAACACAAGCGTGGGATACCGCTGTGACCCGGAGAAGTACGTGGTAGAAGGGCAAAAGGACGGCTATCCGTTGGTGCGGTCGCTGTCTTGGTGTCCACACGAGGCCTCGTTTGTCAATGTCCCCGCTGACACCTCGGTCGGTGTCGGGCGTGCGCTAGAGGAAACACAAACCCCTCAAAACGAGGGAGAAGGAAAGAGAATCATGACTCCCAAAGAAATGGCAGAGCTTTTCAAACGTGCCGCGCTGTTCGGTATCGAAGCCGACGCGGTTCAGGCGCTGATTGATGGTGGCAAGGGCCGCGCAGAGCTTGACGCGCTTATCGTTGAGCGGCAGGCTTCTCAGATCACCGAGTTGCGCCAGCCGAAAAAGGAAGACCCGACGCAGAATCAGCGCAAGCAGGTTGTTATCGACGTGCCGAAGACCGATGTTCCCGAAAAAGAGATGCGCAAGTACTCGGTAGTCAACGTTATCCGTTCGCTGACCGGCGACCGCGTTGACATCGGGCGCGAGCGTGAGATCAGCGACCAACTCGGAAAAGAACGCAACCGTGCGGCACGCGGAATCATCATCCCTCACGCCGTTCTCGGTCAGCGGGCTTTTACCGTGTCCGGCACATCCAGCGCGACGGTTGCGACAAACCTCATGGCCAGCGAGTTTATCGACCTGCTCCGCACGCGGTCTATTCTCGGTGGTTTGGGAGTCCGCTTCCTTCCCGGTTTGGTGGGCAATGTGGCCATTCCGAAAATGACGGCTGGCGCGACCGGGTATTGGGTTGCGGAGGCTTCCGCGATCACCGGAAGCGAGCCTACGCTAGGTCAGGTCACGGGAACTCCGCACACGGCTGGCGTCATGGTTGACATTTCCCGCCTGCTGCTCAATCAGAGCACCCCGGCGGCTGAAATGATTACACGCGATGAGCTGATTGAGCGTCTTGCCCGCACCATTCAGATTGCGGTATTTGCTGGTACGGGCAATGATGGTGAGCCCAGCGCGATCACGACCGCGTCGGGAATCAATAACCCCTTAGTTACGCAAGGCGCGCCGACCATGTCCGAAATTCTCGGCTTCCCCGGCTCGATCTTTGCCGACAATGCGGCTGTCGCGACGATGAAATGGGCAATGACTGCGGAGGTTTGGGCAAAGCTTGCCGCGACCGCGACAAACGGAAACGGTTCCCCCTTGCTGCTTGACCCCGTTACCGGAAAGATGCTCGGATACGCTTACGAGCAATCGGAAGACCTTCCAGCCAATTCTCTTTGGTTCGGCGATTGGTCTACCGTCAATGTCGGCGTGTGGGGCAACGGAGTTGACCTGAACGTTGACGACAAAACCCTGTCCAGTTCAGGCGGGTTGCGTCTTGTGGCGTTGCAGGACGTTGACGTGATGGTGCGCCTTGGCCAGAAGCTGGCATACAGCACGACCGTCACGAGCTAGTCTAACGGTTCAAACACGGCGGGGACTTCCACCCGCCAACCTCAAAGGAAATCACATGAAAAAGTTTATGCTGTTTTTGGCGTCCGCAATGCTGACCCTGTGCCTTAACGCGCAGGACGCAAACCGGATGTTTTACGTTACGCTGTTGCCTCCTTCGAGTTCGACGAACGCGACCACGACGGGCGATATTTTCGACCTGTCTGCCTACAAGGGGAACGGTACGTTTATCGCGTCTGTCGGCACCGCGAGCGCAACGAATCAGATGACAACCGTTACTATCACGCATTCGACAAACTCGGCGTTTTCGACTAGCGCGACGGTAACGAATATCAGCGGGGTTGCCGGTGTCATGGCCAATACGGTCGGGCTGACAACGACTAACGGCGTTCTGACTTCGCAGTTCGCTTGCGATACCGGACGCTTGCACCGATATGTTCGGGCAGTCGTTACGCAATCGCTTGCGGATGAGTCGGCACCTGTTAGCGTGTTGTTTGTCGCTCCGATGAAAGCTCAGTAACACGATGAACGCCCGTCCGTCTGGAAACAGGCGGGCGGGACTTAAGACATGAAAGCAACCTTCCAGAACTTGTTTGACGGATTGAAAACCACGTTTTCGGATGCGGTTGCTTCAATTACGTTCAACGGCAAAACAACTACCGGTTTGCTTGCTTCACCTTTCACGCTTTCAGCAATGGGTTTTGCCTCACCAGATTCACCGTCCGAAGGATCAAGCGTCATGGCGCGTTCGGATCAATTAGACGCTTGCAAACCCGGAGATCCGATCACTGTCGGCGCATATGGATATATTGTCACGTCATACAGCATTGACCAAGTTGGCGCGATTCACACAATCGGGCTTTCACAGCCTTTTGACAAAGAGGCATCTTTTACGGGCACACGGCGCGACGGTGCCGGTATCCGGGAACTATTTACAACCGTTCCCTGCATCATAACTGGAGGACAGGAAAACGATTCACAGAGCGGAAGTTTCTTACCATCATGCGAGCGGTCGTTCATGCTGGTTGTCCGTTCCGTCGATTGGTCAGACACCGGCAAACCGCAATCAGGCGACGCTGTGGCGATTACGGATTATCCCGCTTTGAAGGTCGTTTCATCAATTCCTGTTTTGGGCGGTTGGAATGTTGAACTTAGAACCAAGGGAACCGACTAGAGGAACGGAATAATGCAGGGAGTCACTCTATCTTTGGACGTATCGAAAGCCGACACGGAGCGGTTTGCGGCACTCATTGCCAGAGCGCAAAACGAATTGGGCAAGTCTCCTTTTGACGCCGTGAATTGGGCTGGGTATTTTATTACTCGGAGCATGGCGGCGGCAACGAAAACTTCCCCTAAACTTCGTCCGATTGTAAAGAATCCAGACCCGAGGGCTTTCAATAAAAAGGGCGGAAAGAAACGCGATAATCGGTTTTCGATGTACGGCGTCAACAGATGGGACAAGGACAGCAATCAGTATTTCCAGCCGATTTTCAGAACCGGAGAATTTGGAAAGATCCGTTTCATTGACAAGAAAACCGCCGAATGGCTTGTTTGGGACAAGGTCACAGGAGAAGTCCATAAGCAGCAATGGGAAACCGGAACCGGAGATTTTCAAATCGCCGGTATCGCTCAATCGAAGAAGCGTAATATCGGAAGAAGCGGTCTTGCTAAACAGGCGTGGAAGTGGGCACAGAGCAACACGCGAAAAGGAGGCAACGCGACAATTGACGGGGCGAAGAACGCAATGCGGATTAGGTGGAGTGGTAGACGTTTTAACCCCACCCTGACACTCGAAAACAATTTGAAGTACGCAATAGACGCTTTCAAGACCGGTGACGCTGGCGTTGAAAACGTTATGGCGAAAGCGGGCGATCAGTTGGCAAACCGTATAGACGCGGCACTTGGCAAGGTGATTAAATGAGCGACACCGCAAAACAGCTAGAACAACTTATCGAAGCGAAAATAACGGCTGGCATATCGGAGGTCATCACGGACCGCACTGTTATCGGTTTCTGGACGGCCTCGGCATCCGGTGAACCGAAAGAGATCAGCGGTTCGAGCGTTTCGGTTATGGTGTCGCCGCGTGAAACCGAAGAGTACGAATCGGACATCATAACCATCCATGCCGACATCCGTTTGACCGGTGCGCAGGAGGATGACGCTTCGTGTGAGAACTTCCCGACAGCTTTCCAAAATCTTATGGGCGTTTTTCAAGGCTGGGATACTGACGATGACACGCTTTCGGCGTCAATGGATATTTCAGGTGTTTTCCGGTGCGATGCGCTGTTGCTTTCAAACGGCGGAACGCCGGGATGGGATGACGGCGGGAAGTTCTGGTATGTGGACATCGGGTTGGACATCAAAGGGTGCATCATTTCAACGTAGGAAGAAAGGCGGAACATCATGGCATTATCAACGAAGGTGGATTATTTCACACAAACCGCCAACGCGGTTATCAAACAGACATCAAGCGCAAGCAACACGGACTTTAAGGCGAAACCTACTGCAACAAATGAGCGGGGGGATATCATCGTCCGCACCCCGGTAGGCCAGTACGACAACCCGTCCTGTGATTTTGTTGTTTTTGCGGAGGGCGACGTGGATTTGTCCCTTGGATCGGTCTTCACCTACGATTCAACCCGTATCGCTTGCCTTACTGGGATCAGCATTCAAACGAGCGCCGGAAGTCCTGCGAAAGTAACCCTGTCAGGAGAAGAGTTACAGGCCGGGGCAACCGCCACAAGCACGATTGACGTTGGCGCGATTACCCTTTCACCGCGGCACAAGGCGCAAATCCTGATGGCCGCGTTTTCACTTTCCGGCACCGGCTGTCACTTGACGGAATGTTCGCTTGACGTGAAAGCCAACCTGACACGCGCAACGCAATCCGGCCTTACGATTGCACATGACGTTTCTGGCGCGACAATCACGGTAAAGGGTACGGTTGTACAGTCCGCTGCAACGGCTCCAACAATCACGGCGGCAGAGGGATGGACGCTCAACACTCCCACAAGCACGGAAAACCCGGATGAGGGGTATACTACTTGGACTTTTGAATGCACCAAGGATTTGCTAAGCGCGGAACCCGCGTAAACCAAAAGCGAAAGGGGAATATCCATGCTTTCTCGAATGGCAGGGGAGGATATCAAATATCTGTCCGGGCTTGGAGTCAACCTCACCCCGGAACAGATTGTCCGACTAAACTCGATGGCCTTGAAAGTCGAGTTTGGGGCGGAGTCCTCTTTGCTTGTTCACAGTCCGCGTGTCGCCTGGGCAGGAGATGTTCCTCTTTACGAGCCTTCGATACAGCTGCAAGTCTGGTTTAGAGACTTCGCTATGGTTTGGTGGAACGGTCAGAGTTTGGACCTCGCATTATATTGGGCGTGCAACCATTCATCCGTGCCGGGCTTTTTTTCAGCGTGGAACAATGAAAAGCAGACGCGCAACGAAATAGAGCAATGGCAACGCGGTTTGACCTGCACGGTTGACCAATTAAAAAACGCTTTGAATTATGCGTTGAACGGTTTACCGGAAGACCCCGAAAAGGAAGACGGCGAAGGAGGCACAGACGCTCCGGACGGTTGCCCGTACACCGATGTTATCAACGATGCTCTTGCTGCGGGGTTGGGCGTGCCTGTTTCGGAGCTTGCGGCGTATCCAAGGCGCGTAGTGTCCGATATGCTGCGAAGGTGGATAAAGAACCATGTCGCATTGGCGGGCGGGAAACCGAGTTCCGTTGATTCGGCATCATACACGCGGGCGTATTGCGCCTATGAAGAGTATTTGGAATCCCTGAAACCGGAAGGCGCAACGGGCAATGGCTAAAAACCATACCATAAAATGCACGGTGTCGGCGCATGACGGGGCGAGTGCCGCTCTAGGGCGTGTCAGAGCGTCAACAATCGCTTTGGGCACTGCGGCTGGTAATCTCCTAGCGCGTGGCATGATTGCCGGCATGAACGCTGTGAGGGGTCTTGTAGGTGAAGTTCTGGCGGCTGAAAAAGCAAATGTAATGTTGGATGCGGCTTTGCGCGGTGTAGGATCGTACACGCCGGAAGCGTCAAAACAGATGCGCGACTTGGCAAGCGCGATTCAGGACGAAACAGGTGCAAGCGATGAAGCTGTAAAATCGAATATCGCGATGCTCACAACGCTAGGAGTTTCGACGGATGCGATGGGGGATGCTGCGCGGGCTGTTGCGGCTTTGACTTCTTTAGGGCGCGATGGGTCGCAGGCGATGGTAGCAATCGGAAAGGCTTTGGAAGGTGACATCTCCGGGTTTGAACGCTTCTCTCCAGAGGTGAAAAACGCCACAACGATTACTGAGAAATATGCGGCGGCGAATAAACTGTTGGCGGCAGGGTATGAACAGCAGAAAGCAAGCCTGTTGACGGTTGGCGGATCATGGGCGGCATTAAAAGGACGCATCGGTGATGCGGTTGAGGACATCGGAAACGCTTTGACGGAAGGGTTAAAGATAGGTCCGATGTTTAATGACATGCAAGCGGCGGTAGGAAAGTTTCTACAATCCGGCACATTCAAAAGTTTCACGGATAGGTTGCGTGATGGCGCTGATTACGTTTCGCAGATTGTCAAAGCCATGACAATGGACGGGGGCGCAAAAGAGGTTGCCGGTGCTTTGGGTAATGTCATTCTGGGGGCTTTGAAGGACGGCGCG